CTTTATACCGATATACATTAATATTCCTCCAATAAAACCCAACACAGCTACCCACATTGGACTTGCTGTTCCATCAACAGCACCAGCAGCTGCTAACATGAACATAAAACCTGAAATTAAATATGCTATACTATTATAATTCATCTTCATCTCCTAAAATATCTATAAATGCAGCATCAGCTTTTTTGATTGCTACTATATCAATTACTCCAGCAGGTAACTCTTTTCTTTTGTAATTATCATAAAGATTACCCCACAATGTTTCTTCCATGTTTGGTTTAAATGTCATTATGCACACTCCTCAAAAGCTCTCTCAGGACTAATTCCTTCTACATCACAAAACTGTAGAATAAGCTCTTCTGTTTCTCTGATCTCTTGATCAGATCCTCTTGTTTGTATTACTTTGTACTTTTCGATAAATTGTCTTAGTTGTTTAGATATCATTACTCACTCCTTATGTTAAATTAATATTATACAACATTTAACTAATATAGTCAAGCCTAAATATGAGCTGACCAATATTCATTCCACAACCACATAACATGACTGAATAACTTATCAGCAGTTATAGAAGAATTATATTCGTTAATCTTAACATCCATAGTCATATAACAAACACTATTGTATATTTCTAGGAAACCTTTGATAGCTTTTCTATACTCATCTATGTGATCACACTCACTAATAGTCTGTTCAGCATAATGCATAAAGTTCTCATAATCAGCATTGTATATACCAAGCTCATTATCAACCTTCTTAGGCTTCATTGCGTATGGATTTTTTGTATCAATTTTCATCATTTTCTCTCTCTTTCTTAAAATTATACTCTTATATTATTATATTCCCATACTATCGAATATAATGCAACAGGGCAAATGAAAAAAAGATTACAATGAAATCAAGGAGTTAGAACTACTAGTCTTTTTTATTTTCTTTTTCTCTTATAATTCCTTCTAAAAGAGCTTTCCATTCTAAGGATCTCATCTTCCAATTGTAGAAATTATCAAAGTAATTCTTCTGAAAATTAAGTTGTGGTTCCCATGTTTCTGTCATGTTTCTAAGATTCATAATAGTAGCATTACATACATTAGCAAACCTATTAGCATGTTCTTGCGGATTCTCTGAATACTGATACATACTAGCAAAGTTAGCACAGGTTTCAGGTAATGCTGCAAGATTAGGACATACAGTAACTGCTTTTGCACTCATAGCTTCTAATACTGCTATACATGATGTTTCTGGCCATATACTTGGGAATGCAAATATATGAGCTTTACCAAGAGCTTCCATAACTTTATCGTGTGGTTGGAAACCATGATACGTTATATGTTCATGTTCTTTACATGCATCTATAACTTTTTGATATTGTTCGTCTCTATATCCCCATCCATATATTTCAAAACTACTAAACACATCTAAGTGAATGTTTTCGTGTCTTTCACATAACCAATTAAATGATGGTAATAATAGTTCTAAACCTCTATGTGGAGTCGTATGATAAATTAATCTTATTTGTTTTTTAGGATCTGGTTTGTTAATTAGTTTTTCATCCATTGGATCTATTGCATTCTTTAAAACTAATCCTCTATCATATGGAAGTCCCAATCCCATATTATATGTTGATAATTGGTAGTTAGATACAAATACTATCTTATCAAACTTTTCTCTTTTTTCTTTATTTGTTAAATGTGAGCTTTCTGGATCATCATAAGTATCATGACACCAAAGTACTGTGTGTTTGGTTTCATCTATATCTCTAACTCTACTACAAATTATTTGAAATTTATCAGTAAGATCCTTAGGTAGTTCTTTCATTAGTCGTTGATACATTCTTTCTGTACCACCTTGACTTTTAGTCCAAGTACCGTTATCTTTTTGTTCTCCAATATCTCCTAATTGGAATTCGTCGTTGTTTGTAATGTTAAGTTTGGTTGCCATCTACAGTCTCCTTTTCTTCACCTTTTTTTCCAATATTATACTTTGCAGTTAGATTCCATTCATTCTTTTCCTTGAATGGTAAAACCTTTATCTGACTTATAGGAGCAACTGGTTCCTTAGTTATTTCTGAATTAACTAGTTCTAATAAACCCCACTCAGCTAATAGATTAGCTATAGTGTTTCTTCGCGACATATCACTCTCAGAGAAATTAGATGGTTTTCCATCTAACGCAAATAATTCTTTAAAATGTACTATAAAATATCTTCCTTGCTTATGTAAAATATGACATGATTGATAGAGTGTTTTATCTTTACGAGATGCTACACCTATCCTTGTTAATGTCTCTCTTATTTTTAGGAAATCGTCTGCCGTCTTTAACTTCACTTCGATCATTTTATCTGTATCAATTGTCATTTCACGCCACCTTTACTTACTTTTTTCTTAATTGTTTCTAATTGTTGTTCTGTTAATATCGTTGAGATAGTCTTTGCCTTAACGTCATTAACTTTAAAGTATTCTTTTATTAATTCTATACTTCCATGTTTTATATGTTTATTCCACTTAGAGAATCTCTTTCGTGGTCTAATTTTATTTAGTAAATAATCATATTGGAGGCTTTTATCTATTGTATGCCTCATGTTCATCTCATTAGCTATCAATATTGTATCTACAAAGTATGAGAAGCTCTTGTTAGTTAAAAATGGATTGTATATTGTTTCATCCAAAGGACTAAGTTCTTTAATCTTCTTACTATGAGATAAACTATTTACATACGTGAATGGACTCATTTGAAATCACACTCCAACATTAACTGTGTTAAACATGCAACCATATTTACTTCCTGATCAGCAACAAAAGCACTTTTGTATTGGTAATCAGCTATAACAGTAACAAGTAAAGGTATTGTTGGTTCTTTTACATGTTCATTAGCATTATCGTATATCTTTCTAAACAAGTTAGTAGTATCATTATCAATATTATCACCAACCCATTTTCTCATACGATTAAAGTCTTTACCTTTTAGATATCCTATCAAAGTATTAAATGATTGATCACCAACATTAGTTAAGATACCAGCGTCTATCTTTCCATTATGACTATATCTTTGTAACTCATTAATGACTCTTCTCCAATCCGGAAAGTATCTCATAATAAGTTCTGCAATACATTTATCACTATACTGTACATTCTCAGAATCTAAAATATGTTTTACTCTCTTTAGAAAGTCTTTAGCAAGTTCAGGTTTCTGTTTATTAGGAATATTAAACTCAACTACACTACATCTACTATGTAATGGTTCTATGATTCTATTCTTATAGTTACAAGTTAGAATAAAACCACAGTTATTACTATACTCTTCCATAAAGTTTCTTAATGCTGGTTGAGTACTTTGTGGATTAAGGTAATCTGCTTCATCTAAGATAACATACTTTCTTCCACCCTGTAAACTAACTGCACTAGCATAGTTCTTAATCTCTGTTCTTAATGTATCAATATTACCATATAAACTACCATTGATAATAATATAGTCAGACTTGTTTTGTTCTAACATAGCTCTAGCTACAGTTGTTTTACCAACACCAGGACCACCTGATAATATTAAATTTGGTATTCCTCCTTTAACAAAGTCATCAAAAGTAGACTTTAGTTCTTGAGGTAATATTGTATCTGTAATTATTTTAGGTCTGTATTTTTCAACCCAAAGAAATTCTTCCATCATTATTCTCCATCATATACACTTCCATGTTCAGCTGCAACCCAATATTTAATATTATCTTCTGAACTAGAGAACTCAATCATTCTCTTAGCAGATATAGTAACATCATATCCATGTTGCAACAGTTTCATATTTTCACTTTTTAGAATAAACTTAAAGTTTGCAATAGTATCACCTACTTCTATTTTGTAATTATTACTTGTAGAATTTTTACTATCAGTAGCTTTAACTATTATCTTATCTTTATCACCTTCTATAACTATTTCAGGAAGCTGTAATACATTAGCTCCTTGAAGTATCTTTTTAAGTTGGTAATCTTTTATCTCAAACGAAACAACTCTATCAGGTAACTCTAAAGCTCTAGGTGGTGGAGTTTCTATCATAGCTTTATCTGTATAAAAATAATCACTAGATGTTTCTCCATTACCTATAGTTACAAAGTTTTGATTGAAGTCTAAACTTGGTTCGTCAAATAAACTAACAACACCTAAGAACTGATTCAAGTCATATATTCCAAACTCAAATGGAAAAGATTCTTCTACAGTTGTTTGTGCCATTATAGTCTTAGTAGCGTTAATTGTTCTAATAGTATTACCTGTATTGAATACAATAGATTGATTAATCGTACTAAAGTTCTTTAATATACTAATTGTTCTTTTACTTAATATCATTTCACTCTCATCATAAATATATCGTTTTGATATTGGTTCTACGCCTACTACCCTAATTTTTTCTTACCTCCTACAAGGCCAGGATCAGCAGTAGCCGAAGCACCTATTTGTGCCAAGTCTGCTAAACTTCCACCAAACATATACATACCTTGGTGTGTAAGTCTCATCCATGGACACATCCATATTTTAAGACCAGCTTTGTTTGCCCATTGACAAAACATATAATCTTCTGAAAGATATCTTTTCGTCTCAGGTTCAATAACACAATCAAAGTAAGCCATAATCTCTCTTGTTCCATCAAAGTTCTTTGTACGAATATGATCAGGTTTATATTTGAACTCAGGATATGCCTTTTCATAAACTTCAAAAGCCTTTCTCTGAATCATCATAAAACCAGTTCCACCTTCTAACACTTGAACAGGCTCATTAATCTTAATTTCTGTTTGACCAGCAACAGGATTAAATACATAATCACCAACATACTTTTCTAGTTTGTTAGGATTATCATCAGCAAATCCTCTATCTACTGCTCTCTTAATCTTTTCCCAAGAAATAGTTTTCTTAGGATAAGGACCACAAACAATATGTTTATCTGATCCTTCTTCTGCTATTGCAGCAAGAGCTAATATATCATTAGGATCAAAACCTATATCACTATCAATAAACATTAAGTGTGTACATTTTGATCTTAGAAACTCATCTACAAGATAGTTTCTCGCTCTTGTTATTAAACTTTCATTGAACAAATAAAAGAAAGATAGTTCAACACCATACTTAGTACACATAGTTGCAAGGTCTGCAGTAGATTTAGTATACTGTCCTCCACACATACCACCATACATAGGTGTTGCAACAAATATCTTTCTTTTCCTTAGTTCTTTTATATCAATACTAACTTCCATGTGTTACTCCATACTTGTTATCATGTTGTTTTCCTATACCATAGCTGCCATCATATAATGATAAAGTTTCTGCTTTGAATAATAGAAACTGTCCAACTCTAGTACCTTTTTGTATCTTCATAGGACCTACTCTAACATGTAAACAACCAGCCATGATTCCATGATATCCACTATCATATAATCCACTAGTTATAAACACACCATTACGGTTTAGTGTAGATCTTGTTATTACAAATCCTGCATAGCCCTCTTCAATACTTACTACATTCTCCATAATGATCTCATAAGTACCTCTATTAAGAACCCACCATCCATTCTCATCAGGTTTCTCTTCTGAAGTTTTTCTATGTTGCTTTACTTCTTCACTTATAGTAAATGAAGATGCTTTATGTATTCTGAATATCTTTTTGACTCTTAGATCGACTGCATTAGGTTGACTGTCACCTTCTTGTACTCCAGTTAGCTCACAACCATTAGTCTTGCTTAGTATATGTTTCACCGTGTCCTCCATAATGTAATGCTAAAATAGTATAGTGTATAATTTTAAGAAGATCCTTCTTATTCTTACCTTCTTTCTTTCCATATCGCATAGCGTACTTAACTATTGTACCTAAACACATCTCTTCTGCTATGCCCATAGATTCCCAAACATCTAAAGTTTGAATCTGTTTATTACCTACGTAATGCTCACCATAAGTCTTCTTAATATATTCATGAGCATCATCTAATAAGTTATCTTCATTATACTTAAAATTCATGTATCGTATCCACTCTCGCTAGTTTTTCTTCATTACCCCAGAGATATGCATAAACTAATCTATCAATGTGTTCCATATTCTCTTTTGCTAAATTAATAAAGAAATCATTATCTGTCTTATCTTGCTCTGTTTTGTGATTAAAGTCAACAGGCATATGATATTTTCCATGCATTAATCCACCAGGAGTATCATCAAAACCATAACCATTTAAACCATGCCAGATAGCACTACTACTATCCCAACTATCAATATACTTTCTAAAAGGTGCTAAGAACTGAACTTCATTAGGACCATCTACCATTCCTAAGAAATGTAGCTTCTGTTTATTCTGAGAAATAGTTCCTAACAAACCTGCTTCAGCTAATTGATACATCATATGTAATCTACAATTGAATCTATGTAATGAAGGTTCTTGACCAAATGGTTCTATACCATAGGCATTAGGTACAGCTAATATACTAAAGCCAATATAGTTTACAAGATCAGGATTTTCAACAGCCCATTCAAAACATTTAATATAATCTTCTTTGTTTCCTTTTTCACCTTGTGGTACAAAGAAAGTCTTTAAACCAGCTTCTTTAAATAAAGGTGCTTGTTCTTTAGCAGCTTCAATAGTTCGTTCTCTACTTTCACCAGGATAGTCTGTCATTACAGCATAATCAGCATCTATCTTCTTAGCATAGTCTACAATCTCTGCTCCAGTTAGATATCCTTTACCTTGCTGTGTAAATTCAAAAGCACTGTTATCCATAATAATAATGGATCCATTCTTTTTTTCTTCTTTATAGAAATCTGTATACTCTTTATTATCTACTAAATGAGCTAAAGTAAGATGTACTTCTCTACCTTTAGTTAGGTGTAGATAATTAATTGGTGATATGTGACAGAAGTGTGTCTTAGACATGTATTTCATAATATACCTTTCAAATGTAAAAGTCAACAGTTAATTCTGTTTACTTTGCTTGTGGATCATACTCATCAACGATAGCACTCACGTGTCTATCAAAATGTTTTAGATTGTGAGATCCAAACTTCTTAACAAACATCTTTTTAATTGTTGGGTGATCTTTATCTGTATTTGTTACATGATGATAAGTAAAATCTCTCATCTTTTTATGATCAGCCTTTGAAGGTGCTTGCTCTTCTAAATCTGTTTGTAAAAACTCTTTAAAACTTTTCATTTAATACTCCTTAGGATATTCTACATGACAGCCATTTTCTCCATCTTCCGATACATCAATAGCTAATCGTCTTTGAGGGTATTTATCTTTTATTTGTCTTGCGAGATCATCTGCCATCATCTCACAACTCTTATAATCTAACTCTAATATATTATCTGCATATAAACTTTCTAACCATCTTTTAAAAATAAAGAATTCTATATCTCTATCATCATGATGTACTTCAATCTCTACCTTAAACTTAAATATATGTCTATGTGGATATCTAAGAAAGTCTACTTCATCAGGTGCATCAGGATACTTATGTATTCCTTCTTTCTGGAATGTGACCCAGATAGACTTTCTAACTCTACGTAATACATCTTCTCTTGATTGTTCTTCCATCATTCTTTTCATAAACATGTCATATGACTCTCTCGTTTCTACCATTACACTACCTCTGGTAAACCTTTAAGTTCTCTTACCCTGTCCTTTATCCAATCTCTTGTAGTAATTAAATGACCACAATCAGCTGGTTCAATAATTGAGTCAAGATGTTTTATCTCTTGCTCCAATATAGATATTTTCACATTATTTTTAGAATCCACTTCATCCTCCTTGTTATAGTACCATCCACACATATAAATATATTATTAAGGTTAAAAAAAGTCCACAGGATATGCATTTGAGTGAGAGAGGAGTGAGTACATATCCCGTGGTTCTCCATGAGTCCCGCACCTTCTTTCTGAGGTCATAATATAAACAGGACTTAGAAGAAACTTGTTAAACATTAAGCAGATCTCGCTAAGTTGAGAAACTCTCTTCTAGTTTCAGAATTATCTTCAGCAAAGACTCCACCAACAGATAATGTAACTGTACTACTAGTTTGGTCTTGTATACCTCTACTCTTTACACACCAATGTCTAGCATCTATATACACAGCTACATCTTTTGTCTCAGCAACAAATTGAATCGTTGCTCTTATCTGTTCTGTTAATCTTTCTTGTACTTGAGGTCTTTTAGCAAAGAACTGTACAATTCTATTCAATTTTGATAATCCTAATAACTTCTTATCTGGTAAGTAGGCAACTGTTGCTAAGCCATCTATAACAACAAAGTGATGCTCACAATTTGATTGTACATTAATATTCTTTTCTAATAGGAAGGATCCATTAGCCTTCATCTTATTTTCTATTGCTGTACATTTAGGAAACTTACTATAATCTAATCCATAAAATATTTCATTTACATACATCTTAGCTACACGGTTAGGTGTATCACATAATGAATCATCAGTTAGATCCAATCCAAGGATCTCCATAATCTCTCTAAAGTGTGGAGCTATCTGTTCAATCTTAACTGTCGATACTGCTTTAACTTTATCTGTAACTGGTGTTTCTAAACCTAAGTCAATTAAGTTCTGATTAACTCTCTTACCTAAGTCACTATCATTTTTATAACTTGGATGCATTGTTCTCCTCCTTTTCTACAATTGCACTATTAGCACCATGCTCTGCACACTCAACTCTTGTAACATAGCATCTATTATTTGTTTTCTCTCTAATTAATTTATCTGCATAATCGAATGCATGTTCTGCAAACTTTTCTGCACCTACTCCATCAAAGATCCTGACTTCTGCAAGATCATGTTTCTCTAATTCTATAAACTTATCTAAATGTGGATCATTCTTATCTAAACATACTTTATGATCAAATTGATCTTCCAACCAAGCCTTCAAAGGTCTAAGACCTCCAAAGTCCACAGCCCAGTTTCTATTATCAAGACTCTCACATGCAAAAGTAAACGTAAACGCTAGACTGTATCCATGTAAAAAGCGGCAATGTGAATGGTCAGCATTAGGCTGTCTAAACACAGCGCTTAGTCCAATGTGATGTCCATAATGTTTAGTACTTTTATATATCATTTATTTATTCTCCCAAGGAAAGTTTATCCAGTTGTTATTATCCTGCAAAGTGCCATAATAGTCAACGGAAAAGTTACTAGATAATTTATTTTGTAGTACAGCATACCCTGCATGTATATGTCTTGTCTTAAAGAACTCACTTATCATAGTTAAGGTATTACCACTATCGTTGATATCATCAACAACTAATGCTCTTTCTCCTTTTTTAATTTTAAGCGATTGTACTCTTGCAAGATTGTCTCGCAGTGTAACTGTCATAGTTAATAGTGGTAGTTCAAGTTTATGTGATATCATTACAGCAGGAACTAAACCACCACGACTTATTCCAACTACAACATCATACTTAGTATCTGCAATATCCTTACAAATCTTATCTACTTGATAATGAATATATGACCAACCAAGATTTGTCTTTTCTACTTCACTCATTACACACCTATCAAATTACCCCAGAGATAGCAATGTACTCTAGCTGCTACTCTGTATCCACGTTTTAAAGCCTTGGTCGCAATTTCACCCGCAACGTCTTCTTGCGATTCTTTCTTAGCACCGACAGGCATAATCCAGACAGGATAGTTAACCCCATGAGACCTAAAAGATCTAATAACATCTTCTACTTCCTCCCAACATTCATCTGTTTCATTTACTACAAATTTAAGTTGTCCATTCTTAGTTAAATCATAATAGTTTTCTACTACTTCAGGCTTAATTGCTTTATCATTTTTTTCACCTGATACATTATGTAGTTTAGGACTAACACTAAAAAACCATTCTCCACCAAAATTTTCTACATAATCATCTACCATTGATACAAATCCTGCATCAAAGTTTATATCTTGTGTACCATTAGTTTCTATAGTAACACTTGGTGGTATATTATTGTCTGCCATAAATTCTCTCATTACATCTATAATTGCTTCTTGGTTAAAACCCAACATAGGTTCTCCTCCTGTAAAACACATATGATTATCTCTTACTAATCCATATTGGTTAGGACTATCTTTCATCATGCATTCTAATAATCTTTCATATATTTCTCTTGATGTACCTTTGTATTGTTTATCTTTAAACTTTCTTGACCAACTATAACTACTATCACATCCATATTCAAATACAGGAAAGTCTTCTAATCTATTATAGTTGTTTGGATCCAAATCTTGATAAGGAAGTTTGTATGTAGATGGATCCTTTGGATCCTTCTGACCAAAACCATGACACTGTAGATTACAAGCCCAAAGTCTTAACCATAAAGTAGGAAATCCTGTATAGTGTCCTTCTCCTTGGATACTATGAAATATTTCACTATATAGATGCTCTTTTTTCTCTCTCATTTCTCTTCCTCAGTTTATCCAATTTTAACTTTTCTCTCTTAGCTTTATCCCAATGAAACTTTACAGCTCTATCTCTAAATGTAATACCATCCATATGATCGTATTCATGTTGAAATACTTGTGCAGTTACATCTCTGAACCTAAAAGTATCGGTATTATTCTGCCAATCAGAAAACCTAGCTCTTATTTCAGTATGTCGTTTAATCTTACAAAATATTCCTGGAAAGGATAAACAACCTTCCTCATAATACTTTCTTTCTTCACCAAAGTCAACAATTTTTGGATTAAATGCACTGTAGATTTCTTTCTCATCATAATAGTTTCCAAATATAAAAACTCTATATGGTATTCCAACTTGTACTGCAGAAAGTCCTAATGCTTTCTTTTCCATCATTACTTTAACCATATCTTCAAATAATGTTCGAGGATCAATTGGTGGATTCTCAAAATCAAATCGTTTACTTTTAGTTCCTAAATATTCGTTAGTCAGTTTCAACATTCTCTTCTCGCATTCCTTCAAAGACAGTTGTCTTTAGTTTCTTATTATCAGAATCTACTGTTCTAAAAAAGTCCATATCAATTTTAAGTCTTTCCATTAATCTCACAATGGCTCTTGTATCTTTAGGTAAACAAGGACCACCATAACCTCTAAGATCTTCACTTACATCTAAGTACATATCTCCATGTCTTCCTGTCTTAATGTATGCATCTTTTACCTTTGAATAATTAGCATTTAGCTTTTTACATATTTCATAAAAAGCATTAGCAAAGACTACTCTTGTAGCTCCATATAAATTTAAATAATATTTCATAACTTCTGCTTCAGTTGGAGACAGTTGTACTCTTTGTTTTGGATAATGTCCATGAGCACCAACAACTTTATAATAAACTTCTTCATCATTAGTTCCAACTGATAGTACTTCATGGTTGTTTATAAAGTCCTCTACTGCACATCTTTCTCTAAGAAATTCAGGAACAAAACAAATCTTATGATCAGGATACTTTTTAATCATACTTTCTGTAAAACCTGGTACAGTAGAGCTCCTTATAGCAATGATACCTTGGTGCTTCATTTCAACTAAATCATTAATGACTTTCTCAACAATAGTAGTATCACATTCACCTTTATCATTACTAGGAGTAGGTACACATACGAAGACAATATCACTGTCTACAACATTTTGTATAGTACTATGCTTGTACTTGATGTCATGTGTACTAATTTGGTGTCCCAAACTTTGAAACCCGATTCTGTTTGCTTCACCAACTACTCCTAATCCTATAATTCCTATTCTCATGTTTCCTCCATATACCATTTGACTGTTTGTGCTAAACCTTTTCTTAAATTTGTTCTTGGTTTCCATTTAGCTAATCTTCTTACCTTTTTTATATCAGGCATTCTTCTATTAACACTTCCTTCTGGTGCAGGTTCCTTTATTATAGATTTTGGATCTATTCCCATTTCCCTAGCAATTATTTCTGCTAATTTAATTACAGCTGTTTCATCATTGGATCCAATGTTAATTATTTGACCTACAGATTCTGGATTATATAACAAACCATAAAATGCTTCACAAAAGTCTTTAACATATATCCAACTTCTTGTATTCTTCCAACCATATAAAGTAGTATCACCTTTTTTCATTCTTCCAATAAACTCATCTACAAAATGATTCTTTTGTCTTGGACCATAAACATTATTAGGTCTTATAATAATGTATTCTAAACCAGAAGCTATTACAGCTTGCTCACCTAATGTTTTACTTCCAGCATAACTCCATCTAACATTTTTTATATCTGGTATTACAATTGGACAATCTTCATCTGTTGGTATCTTATAATTAAATACATCTGTAGCTCCAGCTATACTTTCTGGTGTACCTGTATAAACAAAGATAGGTTTATTCTTAGCCTTTCTATAATGATCTATAACATGTAATGTTGGAAGTATATTATCTTTAATAACTTGGTATCCATCATTATAAAAATCTTTTGTACTATTATAAGCTGCTAAATGTATCACATAGTCAACATCAGGAAATGATTTATGTTTTGCTAAGTCACCATCTTCTCTATCATGAGTAAAGACTTGCATTCCTCTCATCTCTAGTTCTTCAGTTAAATGTGATCCAATAAAACCACTAGCTCCTGTCATGAATACACTTTTACCCAGCATCAGCTACCTTTTGTAAAACACTGTGTACCTTTTCAATACCTAAAGACATATCTGTAGCATGATTACCAATCCAAAAACCATTCTCATCTATATTCTCTGATGCAGGATATTTCTTAAACATATCAATATATTCTAGGTCTTTCATTACAGGTTGTTTTAACCAATGACCTGAAGCTAAAGGTCTAGCTTCTATTCCATTCTCATCAAATGCTTGTATAACTTTATCTCTTTTACCTTTTAATCTTTCATCTAATACACAACCAAAACTAAACCAAGTTGATATACCATTCCTAACTTGTTGTACTTGTAACCATGGTTCACTATCAAAGAATTGTTTGAAGTATCCAGCATTCTTTAATCTTCTTGATAATATGTCATCCCATTTCTTTAATTGAACACTTCCAATTGCTCCACTCATCTCAACAGGCCTTACACTATAACCTGGAGTGACAAAAGTAAAACTATCTTTAAAAAAGTTACCTGTTTTCTTATATAAGTTATCATTGTCGAAATCTCTACACCATCCATGTGCTCTCATACTTCTAATATAATCAGCGTCCTCTTTATCTCTACAAAGAACCATCCCGCCCTCCATAGTTTGGATGTGATGTGAAAAGAAGAAACTAAAACTACCCATATTCCCAATAGATCCTGTGAAGTCAGAATTCCACATAGCACCCATAGACTCGCAGTTATCTTCTATCAATAGTAGATTGTGCTTTTCACATATTTCTTTTAATGGTCCAAAGTCACAAGGATTACCACAAAGGTTAACAGGCATGATAGCAACCGTTTGATTAGTAATCGCTTCTTCTATTTTAGAAACGTCTATGTTGTATGTTTCAGGATCTACATCAACAAAATTAGGAAGGAAATTGTTTTGGAATATAGGAAAGTAAGTTGTAGACCAACCAATGGTTGGAACTATCACATTTCCTCTTTTCAATCCATGTTTCCATCTCAACAATGATAACATCATAAGGTTAGCCGTAGATCCTGAGTTGACCATGACAGCTTCAGATCTAACAGGCTTACCTTGCTCCATTCGCTGACCAAACATATCAGCAAATTCTTCTTCAAACTTTTTAACAGCTGGACCCATGGTAAATCTACCACCATCCATTACTTCTTGTATCGCGTACAGTTCTTCTTTATCCCAACTTGATGTTGCTAATGGATATGTCATGATGCTAACCTTTCTCTTGATAATTGTCTATTCATTATACTAAACCAATGTGCATTAGAGAAATAACCTGTAAATAATTCTTGTATACAATCATAGTAAAACGACTCCAACTTAACAGGACCATTATTACTTTTTTGATCTAAAACTGTATACTGTTTATTAGGATCAAACAACATAGCGCTTAAAGTAAAACTACTAAATGCTCCATATAATTCTTTACATGCCACTATTCTAAACCAATCTGTAACAGGATCTGTTGTTGCATTTACTGCTTTATCTCCTATATTAACTACTTCAATTAATCTATTAATAAACTTTTGATCATCACCTATAAACAATATTTGTTTACCTGGATTTCTATCAACTAAATGATTAGACATTACACCAAAGTCAAACAAACTTGCAAATCTTCTATCACTACCTCTAACATGAACTATAACTTCATCTGTAGGTTTAACCGACCTAGTAAGAAGTATTGGTTTCATAAAATCTTTGTTAAACTTCTTAAAGTTATTTTTATCTTTCCACAACGTATACTTCATCATATTGTTTGCAGCTTTGACCCTTGAATTAAGAACTAAAACTTTATCAATCCATACTTTCTTAACCCAATCTAAATCAGTGGATCCAACACCAACATTAATATTGTCTATTTCTTTATGATCATGTAATGCACAAAGATACTCTAATACTTGGTTACCTAATCCACCTCTAATATTCACATCTACCATTTTGTTACTATACCTTTTTATTTTAATTAAATCAACTAGCTATTCTACTAAAGTTCTTATGTTTTTCAAATCTAATAGTAGAACGGAACTTATCTGATAAGATATCTCCTTTATGTGATATCACAAATACATTCTGATCATTACCAAGTTGATGTAATAGTTTTAAGAACTCATCACAACCATTATTATCTAATGATGCATCAAATACTTCATCTAATATTAGTAAGTTTGTATTTGTACTATTCTTCATTCTTGCTATTGCTCTCCAAGTAAACAATAATGCAAGATCTATTCTCATCTTTTCACCTTCACTAAAACTATCGTATGTAAATTCATCTCTATGTCTTGACTTAATTACTTCTACAAAGTTTTCATCTAACTGAAAGTCAACAAAGAAGTCCATAGCAGCTAGATATTTGTTTATAAGTTTATTCATTATTGGAACATATTGTTTAATAATCTTAGTCTTGATACCTTGATCTCTTAACATCATAGCAGCAATTTCATACATCTGTTTATCTTTTGTTAACTCTTCTTGACTTTTATTCTGATTAGATAATGCTGTTACTAAAGTACTTAACTTCTTATTCTCTTTACCAATATCTTTTCTGTCATTCGATATATTCTTATTCTCTTCACCTAACTTCTCAATATAATTATTCATAGCATTTATATTACCATGTTCAGATGATATAAGTGATTGTTTATTAGTAACTAATCCATTAACATTAGACATTTCTGATACATGAGACTTTATCTTTTCATATTCATTACCAAGTTCTTCCATACCTTTCATAGCTTCGGATAGTTTAGAATTCTTACCTTGTATTGCTTTTTCTTTAAATTCTGCAGTTAAACTTTGGCTACACGTAGGACATTGATCATTTGTTTCATAGAACTGAATATCATCCTTCAAACGCTTTATTTTCGCTTCTAGGCTGCTTTCAATGACCGAAACCTTACCTAACTTCTTTTGTAGCTTATCATGATCCTTGACACTTTCCTGTAGTTCTTCTATCTGTGATTGTAATTGATCTATCTTAGCTTTATGTCTTTGAATGTTATCTTTTGCTTTCTTTATCTCAGCATCATTAGCATCTATCTTATCTGATTGAGACTTTCTTATCTCATCAATAAACTTTTTCTGTACATTGATCTTTTCTTCTGTTAGTTTAACCTGATACTTTAACTCTTGTACTTTATTTTTATTATCAGTTACTTTATCTTTAAGTAATACATTCATTGCAGAAAAGATCTTAATGTCTAATAAGTCTTCAATGATCTCTTTTCTTTGAGGGCTACTTAGCTGCATAAATGGAATAAAGCTACTTGATCCAAGTATAACTATTTGTGTAAATGATTTGAAGTTTAATTTAAGAATGTTAGTTTCTAAGAACTCTTGATAATCTCTACTGTCTCCAGTTTGATCAACCAACTTTTCATTAATGTATATCTCAAATGGTTGGGATCCATAAGTCTTAATAGTTCTATGAACTTTATAATGGTTCTTACCAATTCTAAATTCACATTCTATACTAGCGCCTTTTTGATTGACACTATTAACTAATTGTTTCTTAGATACTTTTCTAAAAGGTTTTGAAAATAACACATAACATAATGCATCAAGTATTGTAGATTTACCACTACCATTTTCTCCAACTATTAATGTGTTTGGTGATCTGTTGAGAAGGACTTCCGTCCATGCATTCCCAGTACTTAATATATTCTTCCAACGTATTTTCTCAAATGTAATCAATCACTCTACCCGTCATAATGTAAAGCCTCATTATACAACGAACCTATGAGCGAGGTCAACTTCTTTTTGTCAACCGGTGTATCTAATCCTTCAATATATTTTCTCATTATTGTCATGGTATCCTCAGCTTCATTAATTAATTCATCTTCATTAGTTTGATCTAAATGTTTGTGATCATCAACTATTGAAATGTTCTCAGGATTAGATTTGTAAATCTTTTCTATAAACATATCAAACCAATATGGGTTTGTCTTGTTAATTGTTACTACTTTGACATATGCACCATTAAGTGAATCAAAATCGTAACTTGTTAATTCTTCTAAATTCTTTTTCTTGTCATCATAAAATATCTTATGAAACATTCTATGTGGATTAAGAACAAATTCAAATGTTCTTGTATCTGTATCAAATATATGAAAACCTTTTTGATCATTATAGTCACTCCAGGTTAGTTCATATGGAGTACCAAAATAATGTATGTTGCCTTTAGTGCTCTTTGTATGAAAGTGTCCACTACCAACTACATCAAAACCTTCAAATACTTTAGGTTGTAATCCACCTTCACTTTTCATATCTTTATTCATATAGAAACCTTCTATATCTAAATGACCAAACAACACCTGTGCTTTTGTATTCTTTATATGTGTCATACAATGATTGTAGTTTGTATTATTAATCCAAGGCATCATAGACATATCACAGCCTTCTATATTAACAGTTGTTGGTTCAGCATAAAACTTTGGAAACGATTGTCCTTGATCTACTCCGAACAATTCTTGCATACTGTTTACTTCATTTGTATTCTTATATGGGACATCATGGTTACCAATGATCACATGAAGATCAATGCCCATCTTTTTTAAGCGAAATATAAAATCATTCTTGAAGCGATTAAGAACAATATAATTGATAAATTTCCTCCTATCAACGATATCTCCCACCTGGATAACCGTCTTGATATCAGGATTTGCCTCAAGATAGGGAAAGAAAATATTATCATAAAACTTGAAAAAGTACTCAAGAAAAGCAATACTATCATTTCTTGCTCCAAAGTGAGTATCTCCTAGAACTAATATTCGGGCCATGTTTGTGATTATACCTTATCATAAATTGTTAGTCAACATGATATCTATTTTTTTTTCTAACTCTTTTAGTTGTTCTCCAGACAACATAGATATCTTTTTCATTATATCTTCTTTTCTAAATGTAGCTATTCCCATTCTTCCACTTTCAGATTTTTGCCAAGTCTTATAATCTTTATTCTTTCTTTTGATTCTTTTAGCTTCACAATTGATACAACTATAGTTAGTTGTAAATCTTAAAGTGTTACCACAGTTCTTACATGGTGCTCCGTTGTAGTGTATGAGACCTTTATGATAGGCTTCATAACGAGCACCTCTATTTCTTTTCATTTTTTAAAAGATTCTTAGCTACAATTAGACTTTGTATTTCTGCTGCACCTTCAAATATATTTAAGATTCTTGCATCACAAAGTATTCTTGATATAGGATATTCTAAAGCATAACCATTACCACCATGAACTTGTAAACTATCATCTGCAACCATCCAAGCATTTCTAGCTGCTAATAGCTTAGCCATACCTGCTTCAATATCACATCTGATTCCTTCATCTTTCTTCTTAGCACTAAACATTGTTATTGCTCTAGCTGTAACAGTATGTACTGCCATCATAGCTATCTTAAATGCAATACGATCAAACTCTATAATCTTTTTACCAAACTGAGTTCTATCTATTGCATATTGTAAACCTTCATCTAAAGCACTTTGACTTACACCAACAGCTCTTGCTGCAGTTTGGATCCTAGCACCTTCAAATGTTTCCATTAACTGTTTAAAACCTTGTCCTTCTACTCCACCAAGTAGTTGATCTTTACTAACTCTTATACCATCTAAACTTATTTCATATTCTCTCATTCCTCTATATCCAAGTACTTCTATTTCACTTCCTTGCATATTATCATCTGGGAATAAGTTATCATCTGTACCTCTTGACTTATCAACCAAGAACATACTTAAACCTTTATATCCTGGTTCTCCTGTTCTAGCTAGTACTGTGAATAAGTCACTTCTTACACCATGTGTTGTCCAAGTTTTATTTCCTGTTATAATATAATCATCACCATCTTTAACAGCTCTCGTGTTTAAGTTAGCTAAATCACTTCCTGTATTAGGTTCTGTAAATACTGCTGCAGTTAAACATTCACCTTTTGCTATCTTTGATAGATACTTTTCTTTTTGTTGCTCAGTACCACCTAAGTTAATTAATTCACCACATATCTCAGCTCTTGTTCCAATCGATCCAGCTGTTAATAATCCTCTTGATAACTCTTCTGTGATAACACACATAGCTTCTTTTGTCATAGCTAAACCGTCATACTTTTCTGGTATACCAATAGCACTAACACCCATACCATTCATTTTATCTAATACTTCATCAGGAATAAGATCATTCTTTAGATGCCATTCGTGAGCTTCAGGTTTTATTTCATCTTCTGTAAACTTTTGGAATTGTTCTTGAACTATATGAAGAGCTTCATCTTTAAAACCATAACTTGGTTTCTGTCCTTGTGATAGTAATTCAGCTATCTTTCTTTTCTTATCATTATAGTCATAAACTTTAAAATCTCTAACTAAATCAAACTTCTCAAAACCAATTTCATCTAATCTAAACTTTTCTGTTTGACTCATAGATATACCATCTCTTAAATCAGATGTATATTCATTAACACCTACTTCATAAATTAATGTATCTAATTCACTAGGAGATTCTAAATCTTTATACCAATAAACTAATTGCTTGATAGCTTCAACATACGTTTCAAACCAAGCATATCCATGAAGATGATATTCGTTTTCACGATTCATCCTCTTTAGTATCAATCTTTGATACTTTTCTAATTTAGGAAATATAACATGCATTATTTAATCTTACCACTTTCATAAAGAGATTTTCTATTATCTAAATGTTCTTGTTTAATATCATCTTTGCTTTTACCTGAATATGCAACACCTATTTTATTTCTAATCATATATTCATTGATAGTTGTTTGTCTATCTTCATCTGGATCATATATTACAAACTCACCAAGTATTCTACCATACTTACCAACTTTATCTTTATGTGTTTTAAGTATCTGAGTACTATCTACAGGCATGAATGCTTCAACACATTGTTTAGCATATATGCCACATTTCTTTTCTTCTAAGTCTCTTGTTCTTGATTCTGGTGTATCTATACCATGAAGTCTTACGCGTTCATTGCGAACCCAAATACCAAAACCCAAGTCAATATCGACATCAACTGTATCACCGTCAACAACACGTCGAATTGTACATCTGTATTCGTGCATTTTTCCTCCTTAATAACAATGCCTCTTTCAAAGTCAACTATCATACTAGACTCGCTGTTCCTTTTTCTGAAACATACCTAACTAATTCTGTATAGCCTCCTATGTATTCTTCCTCATTCCAAATTTGTGGAACTGTCTTATAATTATTCTCTAATAACATTTGTTTAGCTTCTTCATTCTCACTAATGTTAATTTCAATATAAGGTATCTTATTTACAGAACAAAGATCTTTGGCTCTGTTACAATAACTACAAGTTCGTGTTCCATAAATTTTAATCATATGAATATTCCTCCGGTACCTTTCCATAACCGACAACTCTATCCCATTCGCGTTGAGTATATCTGTTATTATGCTTTACGTTTTTTGACTTTTTTTCGTTTGTTTTTTTCAAATTCATCTAT